CAATCTACATTAGGTGTTTCATCATTTAGTGCAGGTGCTACAGGCTTAACACCTAGTTCTGCTACTACAGGTGCAGTAACATTAGCTGGTGTGCTTGGTAAACTTAACGGTGGTACAGGTGCGCTAACAGCAAGTATTACCTTTGTGGCTAGAACATCTAACGTAGTTACTATTACAACATCTGGGGTACATGGTTTTGTAACAGGTGATTATGTTACAGTTGCAGCAGTTACTAACACAGCATTTAATGGTAACTTTACTATTACAGGCACTCCAACAACAACATCATTTACTTATGCTCAAACAGCAGCTAACGTAGGTACAACTGCTGACACAGGAACAATAACTGATTTATCTTATGTCAATCTTACTACAAACGTAACAGGTACTTTATATCCTAACTTTGGTGGTACAGGTGCTTCTACACTTCCTACAGGCAATCTTGTTGTAGGTAATGCTACAAGTACAGTTTCAACTATTGCACCAGCACTAAATGGTGAAAGTCTTGTAGTGACAGCAGGTGCATCTGTGACAGCAGGTTCATTTGTGATAGGTGCTACATATACCATTACATCCGTAGGTACTACATCATTTACAAGTATTGGTGCAAGTGCTAACACAGTAGGTATAGCATTTACAGCCACAGGCGTGGGTTCAGGAACAGGAACAGCTACACTTAATACATGGTCTGCTGGATCAAGTGTTGTATCTGCAACTTCTCAAGCATCTACAAGTGGTTCTACTGTTACATTTTCTAGTATTCCATCATGGGTAAAACGTATTACTGTTATGTTTAATGGTGTTAGTTGTTCAGGTAATTTATGGGTTAGACTTGGAACTTCAGGCGGTATTATATCTACTGGTTATAATGGTGGTTCTGGTGTTGCTCAAAATGGTAATACTACAAGTGTAGGTTCTGATGCTACTGGATTTGGAGTTGCAGGTAATACAAGTACTATTGCAGGAATCTTTACAATAACAAACTTTTCTGGAAATATTTGGACTGCTGCATGGACTTGGTCTAATACTGGAAATCAATTTGGTGGTGGTGGCTCATTTATTTCATTAGGTGGTGCTTTAACTCAACTTGCAGCAGTATCATCAGGAACATTCTCTGCTGGTAACATTAACATTATGTACGAGTAAACTATGGACAATATAAACCCAGTATCCTATGGCAAACTCATAGGCAAAGTAGAGTCTTTAGAACATAAAGTAGACAGCCTAGAAAAAGACATAAAAGAGCTATTAGAGCTTGCAAACCGCTCAAAAGGCGGCCTATGGACAGGCATGGTGCTTGCATCATCTATTGGTGGTTTTATAGGTTACTTTATGCACTTATTTTCTGGCAAGTAAATGTGGATTACCGAGGATACTATCGCAGCGTTATACACCGCATTTATACAAATAGAACCATTTGCATCTATGCCATTTCCACCTGCAAAACGTGTAGAATTTTTGGTTTGTAATGATCCTGAAATATACGGAGAATATGAACCTGAACCACACAAGATAACAATATCTAAAGGCAGATGTTCTCACCTTAACACTGTCATTATTACCCTTTTGCACGAAATGATACATCAGATGATGTACATGAAATATCCTAAGTCAGAAATATACACTTCTCACAAAGGTGAATTTAAACGCATTAAAATAAAAGTAGCCAAACAATTTGGCTTTGATCCATTGGAGCTATAATGAAAATACTAGACAAACTTAAAGAATTCTTTGCTAAAGGCCCTAAAGAGCCTAAACCTAAAACAGATACACCTGAATTACATCATCACAATCATGGGAGTTCAACAACATAATGGGTAGCTTACTAACATTATTATTACCATCACTTATGCCTGCTTTTACAGACGGTGTTCGTGGCATCATATCTAAACTAACAGGTGGAGCTGGTGGACAACCACAAAACGTAACAGAACGCATACAACTTATGGAAGCAGAAGCGTCTAAAATACAAGCATTAGCATCTTTAGACAGCGTATCTACAGGTAATCCTTCACAATGGATTGTAGACCTTAGAGCTTGTTATAGATACGTTATCATATCAGCTATTATCTTATTTACAGGCGTAGTTGTATTTGTGCCTGACGTTGTAGGTGCATCAGTTATTGCAGTATTCCTAGACATGACAGGTGCCTGTATGTCATTTATCATTGGTGAACGGTGCTACCTAAATCTTAAAAAATGAACATATCACAAACTGGTATAGATTTAATTAAGAAGTTTGAAGGTTACAGATCTAAACCATACAGAGATGTAGCAGGACTTTGGACTATAGGCTACGGACATCTTATAGGTAATGGCAAGACTTTACCTGACCAATACAACAGAGAGTTTACAGAAGGGGAAATAGATGAGCTTCTTAGACAAGACCTTGCCAAATTTGAACGAGGTGTTACTTTGCAATTTCCTATGCTTCTTAGACAATGTGAGTTTGATTCTCTATGTAGCTTTAGCTTTAATCTTGGCTTGGGTACTCTTGAGAAAAGTTCCTTAAAGAAAGACATACTAGCAGGCAATAAAGAACAAGCCGCTAAAGACTTTCTCAAATATATCTATGCAGGTGGTAAACCTATAGAAGGATTAAAGAGAAGAAGATTAGCCGAACATAAATTATTTCTTAGTGTATAATGTGTTAGCAGTTCACTAAGGAGATAGTAATGGCAAAATATAAATCAGTTCTAGTAATATCTGATATGCACATTCCATATCATCATCCAGACGCATTGGCCTTTCTAACAGCACTTAAAAAACAATTTAAGTTTGACCATGTAGTCAATATTGGTGATGAGTTAGATCAACACGCTATTTCTATGCACGAACACAATCCAGACTTATACTCTGCTGGACATGAGTTAGAAGAAGCTAAAAAACATGTTAAAGCATTAGAAAAGATATTCCCACAAATGATTCTGGTGCATAGTAACCATAGCTCATTAGTTTATCGTAGAGCATTAAAGTATGGTATGCCTAAAGCTTACCTAAAGCATTACAATGAGTTCCTAGGCGTTGGCAAAGGTTGGCAGTGGGTAGATGACCACACCATAACCCTAAGTGACAACTCTAGATGTTTCTTTACGCATGGTATGTCAGCGGACGTTTTAAAAGTAGCCCAGCAGTATGGTATGAGTACGGTGCAAGGTCATTATCATACTAAATTCAGTATTAATTATTATTCTAACCCTGATGCACTTATATGGGGTATGCAATGCGGTTCTCTTATTCATCAAAAATCTATGGCATTTGATTATGCTAAAAACTTTAAAAGTAGATTTATTGTAGGATGTGGCGTTATTATTGATGGACAACCTAAACTCATGCCTATGGTATTAAATACATCTGGGCGTTGGATAGGTAAAATTGTATGATAAATTGGATTGAAAATTTAGTCATAGTTATAGCTCTTTGTTTTGTTGAAATATTTGCAGTATGGATTGGATTGAGATCATTAAATGATTTATTTCCAAATTTTATTGAAGTTACAATTATTCATGTGCTTGATGTATGGTTAATACTTATTGCAATAGGTGCTTGTATAAATAATACTCCAACAGTTAAAAGGTAAAATAATGGCAATCACGGCACAACAAATATGCGATCATCTTGTAGGCAAAACTGTTGTGTCAGCCGAATTAGACTATGGCGATAATATTATTATCCTAGAACTTTCAGATTCATCATACATAGAAATAAGTGGCGAAGAATTATCACTGTATGCCGAGCTTAATATGGAAGATGACACCATCCATTAGATTATAAAAGAAAAGGGCTTAAACAGCCCTTTATGTGCGTTTTGAGTACCGTTAAGCCTACGTTAGAGGACGTAATAAGTTTAGTATTTTTAGGCTTTCTACTAAACGTGTAGTAATTACCAAATCTAGGTACTTAATCTCCACAAAAGCAAGAAATTGCTTCCCCATCATCAAATAAATCAAATAATTCTGTTTGATCTTGAGCAAATTTAAGCATTTGTGCATAAGATGGTTTATCAAGTCTAAATCTCATGCCTGTAGGATTGTTACCAATCTCTTGAACTAATGATTCCATACTAGCCCACCAAATAGCTCTTTCAGGTTTTTCTTTTATTAAACTTGGTATTTTAGATTTTAAAAAGCATAAGTCACAATTGCCATTAGGCGTTACACCTTTGTTATTTGACAAACCCAAATCAAAATCATTATTAGCCCAAAATTCACCTACCATTTCTTTGGTAACTTGAGCTGATACTAATGGCACTCTATCCCTAGATATTTTAGCTGCACGCCTAGGCTCATCTGCTCTAATACCTACCCAAGCATCATTTTCACCACAATCTAATCCTATTGATTTGCAATATTTGCTAATAGTCCTAATTTTTAATTCTATAGAACAATATCTAGTTACAGGATTAGGTAAATACTTTTTATGTCTAATAATAGCTTCAAAAGGTTCTCCATTACGACTAGCAGTTTCAAAAGTTACTTTTTTAAATTTAGGATCATCAGGTAAATATTCAACCCAATGTATAGGAACATTCCAATTTACAGAACAATCATTGACAAACTTTAATGTAGCTTCTTCTTCTTTGCCTGTATTGGCAAAACATACAATAGCATCTGAAGGCAAACCATTATTTGATTGCAATATACGCCAAAGCATATACGCAGAAGTACGGCCACCGCTAAAGCTAATAACGGTGGGCTCTATAATTTTAAAAGGATCAGTCATCTATCATTTCAATACGTTGTAACTGAGCAGCAATCTCTGGCGGATTAATAGCTTCCGGTTCAGATTCTTTAAGTGCTTTTTTCTTTTCTTGCAACCAAAATATACATTTATCAATATCCATGTGTATATCACCTTTTCTACCAGCTCTTAAAATATACTGAGCAGCAGTAAACATTATTGGATCATTTGGAAAATAAGCCAATAAAATATCTTTTGTTTCATACCCTGCCACCAAATAATGTGGCGGTTTATTTACCATATCAACCATATCTATCCCCTTATAAAAAATAAATCAATCAAAGTATAACATCCAAACGCTAACCAAGCCATACCACTAATAATTAAAGCCCATACAACCCAATCAACTAGCTTTTCTAAAATATCCATTACGTTCTCCAAAAGGTGTTTTTTCAGGAAGGCTAAAATAACCTTGTCTTTCTAAATATGCCAATCTAGTTCTAGCAATATAACAATCTTGAATAATATCTTTAATTTTGCAATTGTATTTAGTGCGCATATATTCTATTACTTTTTTTGCCTGGCGTTGATCGTCTAATACAGAATACATTATAAACCACTATTAGCTTCAGTTAAACGTTTGCTATCATACTTGGATAGGCCTTTGTATTCTTCTACATCTTTACCTGCTACAAGTGGCGTTATTTTAATATGATGCGTAGTATTTTTAAGATCATTAAGATATGACAGTTGATTAGGATGAAACGACCATAAATAAGACTTGAGCAGATCCCCTGATTTAACATCATATTCTTCGTACAAGTAAGCTAAGATTGTATCCATCAGTAAAATGTGATCCTTCCTATTTTTGTTTTCTTGTGTTTACCAAACCATTTAGCTTTTGTCGGCATAGAGTCATCATGGAAATAAATAGCATCTGCAATTGGGTTTGTATATTTATGAAAAATAACCGTATCAATAACCAAAAGTTTAGTTTGTAAATACGTCTTTTCATCAACTGGCTTGTGATTAGAGTCTGAAACCCCAACAAACTGCCCATCAGCATAAACAACACTGCATACATTATAACCCCAACGACCAGAATTAAGCCTATTCCTAATAACATTAATAATAGCAATCCGTTCATTTTTTGTTGATCCTTCGTGATAAGCTGCGCTTGCGTAGCATACTACATCCATTTCCAATGATTGAATATCCATATATTACACTACCTTCTTTAATGATTTTACTGTTACTCCAAAGCCAGTAGCAGCGTATAATTCACATATAAATCTAAAAGAAAGGAGATCTAATATGTGGACAACTCCAGCTGCTACTGAAATGCGTTTCGGTTTCGAAGTTACAATGTATGTAATGAATAAATAGTTATAAATGATGGGAGTACTCCTAAAAAGGAATACTTCCGTCATCTTCAACATCTGCACCCTTAGCAGATTCTTGTGTTTGTTTTTCTTTTGGAACAAACTTTGTACCTAAAGAAAACTTTACAAACTCTTTACCATTAGAAGCAACTCTAGTATCAGCATAAACATTGTAAGCTGTATTAGGTTCTATATTTTCCGTGGTAATCAAAACTCCCCTAAATTTTGAATGTCCTTCTATAGGGTTATCACTTGCAAATAAATTTACTGTGCCTGGTTTAGGTATAAATGCTTCAGCCATTATAGCTCCTTAAGTTTTAAAATTTGTTGTTCAACTTCTGAAATAAACGCAGTTACTTCAGATTCCAATTGTCCTATGTAATCACTATCCCTGTCAAGTCTTTTTACAAATAATTGTAAATGATCTGGGAAGTTAGGATTATAGCTTATAAAGTCCACAAAGTCATATCCAGCACAGGCCATCTGCCATTGCATCTGTGGGATATATTTTGTAGGTATAGATTGTGTCATTAACGTATTAGTATGGGTAGTTTCTATGGGACACTTAATCTCAATGCCACCATTAACACCATGTAAAGCTCCATCAGGGCTTGCACCGGACATAGTAATAGTAGGATGATCTATAAAGCCTACTTCGTCTACATCACCATGCTTTAACGTATATAGCGTTCTAGCAATTTCTTCACGATCTATACCATCTTGGATTGCCTGGTTAATAAATACGCTATCACCTTTTTTACCTGTAAGACGTTCTGATACAAGCTGAATAAGGTAGTTATAACGGCTTGTAGACGCACCTGTTTTAGTCTTGGCTATGACATCCGATATTCTGGATGCCGTAACTTTGCCTAATCTAGTTTGAAACCACTCATCTGATCTTTGTTCCATATTATGCCGCCTTTAATGTAGCTACAAACTCTGCACATTGTTCACGATCTTCTTTAGACATTTTAGCGTACACAACTCTAGCTGCATCAATGCCCTTATCTGCATAAGTTTCTTTTAATGTATCTAGTGGGCTTACATCAGGTAAATCTTCACCTTGATAGATATATAAGCCTAGGCCATGTAATGCGATTGCTTTAGCTAGACATCTTTGCATAGCTGTATTAACGGCCATAGCGTCTGGGTTCTTCATAGCTTTGTTAGAAAAGTCTAGCACAGGCAACTGAGCTGTCATGGTTTTACCAAAAGCCATTACAGAACAAAATACCATTACAGTATCGTTGAATTCTAAAGGCGTATGGTATTGCCATGTAGCATTTGGATCTTGTTGTAAAAGAATATCTACTGCATGCGCCCAGGATAAGTAATTAAACTTACCTTTCTTTTCCATGTAATCAGATACATTAATAGCACGCAATTCTTCATATTTACTCATTTGTCATCTCCTGTTGTGTTGTTTCCATTTCGTGCAACTCCTGCATCACTTGCTGGTAAAATTGATCTTCCATTTGCTTGCTCCCATTTATCATTATCTAGTTTAAGTTCGTCATTTAACTCTTTTAATATTTCTGCTATTTCTATTAAGCCATTATTCGCCATACAAAGTATCCTATAAAAATTATCATAAAGCAAACTGTAAATTTAGTCATCATGTTTCTCTTGTTGATCTAATTTATGTTGCGCTTCATATTCTTGTTGTTCAAGTCTTTCCATTTC